CAACAATAAGGTGTTAGGACCGGGTGGGAACCGGCGGTTGGGTAGGTTCGTTAATAGTTACTACGAGAAGGTTAAGCAATTACTTGACCCAAAATTGTCTGCTCTAGCGGATTCTCTAGTGGAAACGATCAAATGTGCCACTGACCCTAATCATAGTAAGGTGATCATTAGAACACGCGCCATCAAGAAATTGGTGGCTACGGCGTCACTGCTGAATGACTTATTCAACGAGGATAAACATGGACAACCAAAAGTGACTGGAAAAATCAAAATTCCAGAATTCGCTAAGGTAGGTAAGAAAGCTCGCCTTATTGGTGACTTCTCCACAGAGGGTAGCTTGATTGCTGCTTTCCTAGTTCCTTTATTAAAGTACGCGTTCGGTAATGAGATATGTATGGGAGATGACTCAATCGTTGTCTTCTGTTCCACAACAAATGCCAAAGAAATCGACGATTTGTTTACGAGAGCTGAGAATTCGGACAAGAATTATTTTATTTTCTTTTCGGATGACATGGCCTGTAAATTGACAGTCAACGGTTCAACCAATTGGTACAATTTGGACATATCCTCTTGCGACGCAAGCAATGGTCAACCTATCTTCGATAGGGTCGCATGGTTTTTCGATTCCAATTCTCAATCACATGATCTAATCAACAGGGCGTGTAGGCAATGTAGCGATTCTACGCTGTGCATTATGCATCCTGCTGGTATGGGCCAAGTGAAAGAGCGGATCACTGCAAAGTGTTCATCTCCTGTAGAATTTTCTGGGACCTCCTTGACCACCCTTCTTAACAACGTCGCCTCATCAGGTATTGCGTGCAGCATTATATATCACTTGCGGAAGTGGGACACGTCCAGTGTCGATAAGTATCTTACCAAATGTGCTTTTGCCGTTGGGTATGCGATTACTATCGATACGTGCGACGTTATCGAGGATTTACAGTTCTTGAAAATGTCTTTTTCCCGTACAGTCGATCACGAAAGTGGTAATGCAGTTATGAGTTCGTGGACAAATCTTGGCCCGCTAATGCGCGGTGCTGGGACTTGTTTCATGGACCTACCCTACAGCAGAAAGCTCAAAGAAACGCTTCCCGATGCTGCTAGGATGCGCAATTATCAAACCTTGAAAGGCTTCAAGCACTCTGGACGTAGTGCCATCTATCAAGCATTGGAGCTTGCACCTGGGTATCAGAAACCCGTCGGTGTATATAAAGCGCTCCTTGCAAAGACAGCTAAGGACTACCTCCAAAAGGTCTACCTAAACACACCTTCTCAGCGTACCGATGTGCCTCTCGAGTGCATACTTCGTAGATACAGAATCTCAGTAACTGAGCATTCTTCTTTTATCGACCTATTGAAAAATAGCGATGTGGGCGACATTATCACTCACACAGTATCGACTGCCATATTGGCAAAAGACTACGGATATTCTCTTGATCACACCTACACACGCGCCGAGACTTCCAACAACACACAAACATAGAGTTGCGCGCAC